CGCCGCAGCCGCCGCGCACGCCGCCGCAGCCCAAGGAGTTGCAGAACAAGGCGGTGACGGACGACAGCTACGAATCCGGCGTCATCTCCGGCGAGAAGGTGTGCTTCGACTACGTGCATTGGAAGGATTTTCGGATGTCGCCTTCCCGCACATGGGAGGAATGCTGTTGGGTAGCGCGGCGCGTGTTTATGACCCGCGCAAGCGGCGTCAAGCGGTTCGGGGAAGCGTTCAATAACGTGCCGCTCAATTACGCGGAAGCGGCTTCCACGCAGAAGGCGAGCAACGCGGGCAGCGGCGGCAATCAGGAGTTCGGCCCCGGCCTCGGCGTGTTGAAGAAGGCTGCAATCTGGGAAATTTGGAGCAAAGATGACCTCAAGGTGTATTGGCTTTGCGAAGACCACCCGGAAATCCTTGACGAGCGGGACGATCTGTTTCAGTTGGACGAATTTTTTCCGTGTCCGAAGCCGCTTCTTGCAACAACTACTAATGACTCCACGATCCCGCTTCCCGACTACTGCATGTATCAGGATCAAGCGACGGAACTGGATCAGATTACCAATCGCATTTCCCTGCTTACGCAGGCCCTCAAAGTTATCGGCGTCTACGACAAGACTCAAGATGCGGTGCAGAGGCTTTTGACGGAGGGCGTCGATAACACGATGATCCCGGTGGACAACTGGGCGATGTTCGCGGAGCGCGGCGGGTTGAAGGGCGTGGTCGATTTCTTCCCCGTCGAAATGGTGATGAACGTACTCGAACGGCTCATCAACGCTCGCGGTGTGGTGAAGCAGGACGTTTACGAGATCACTGGCATTGCGGACATCGTGCGTGGTGCGAGCGTGGCCTCGGAGACGGCCACCGCGCAGTCCATCAAGGAGAAGTTCGCCAACATACGCATCAACGACACCCAGAAAGACATCGCGCGGTTCGCCAGCGACCTCATCAACAAGGCCGCGCAAATCATGGTGAACTTCTTCCAGCCGGAGACGCTGATCGTCAACGCTGATCTGCAAGACCCGGCGGGACCGGACTTCCAGTATGTCCCGGCAGCGGTGCAACTCGTCAAGGATGGCAAGCTGATTCAGCACAAGATCAGTGTGTCGGTGGACTCCATCACCAAGGCGGACGACAAGGAAGAAAAGGAAGCGCGTAACGAGTTCATGCAGAACTTCGGGTTCCTGATGCAACAAGCAGTGCCAGCCATAGAGAAGATGCCGGAGTTGGCTCCGATGATCGCGCAAGTCACGCTCTGGTCAGTGCGCGGCTACAAGATCGGACGCGACATAGAAGGCGTGATCGAACAATCCATCTCGCAGATGGCGCAGCAAGGCCCGCCGCCCGAGAAGCCCGATCCGGCGATGGTGAAGGCTAAGATGGAAGGCGAGAAGATGCAGGCCGAGATGGCGATGAAGCAGCAGGATCAGCAGGCCAAGCAGGCCGCCGACGCCGCCGAGATGCAGATGAAGGAGCGCGAGCAGCAGCAAGACCTCGCGTTCAAGGAGCGCGAGCACGCGCTCGACCTCCAATTCAAGGAGCGCGAGTTCGACCTCAAGCTGCAATTCATGCGGGAAGAATTCGCGCTGAAGCAGCAGGCCGCGCAGACCGACGCCGCCGTGAAGGTGCAGACCGCGCAGATCGACGGTGAGATCAAGACGCAGCAGCACGCGCAGACGATGGAGCAGCAGGCGCAAGCCCACGAAGCCGGACAGGAGCAACAAGCGGAAGCCGCCGACGCAGAGTTGGAGCAGAAAGAGTCCGCGGCCAAAGAGAAGAAGGAAGGGGAGGACGACTGATGTCCCGCAGAAGATTCCGCTACGACCCCGCGCTTAAAGAAATGGTGGAGGTGATCTATGTTGATGAGGGGAGTTCCGATTTCCCAGTGGTGCATGGAGACATACCAGCGTTTGTTTCACCCCTTGACGGAACCGTGGTCGAGGGGAAGCGCGCCTACTACGAGCACATGCGAAAGCACAACGTCGTTCCCTTCGAGAAGGGGGACGAGGTTCGCAAGGCTCCGCAAAAAGACCCAAAAGACCGCCAAGCGTTGAGAGAGCGGTTATGGGAATTCGCCGATAAGGCGGTTCAACGTGGCTCCAACCGAAGAATAGGAAACTAAGATGCCCCCAGAAGAAAATGCGTCTGTCCATGACTCAATCTCCGCAACCATCGACGCGATGGAGCAGTCGGCCCCATCCACACCCGACACCGCCGCAGCCCCCGTGGCTCCGGCACCGGCGGAAGCAGTTGCCCCAGCCGCTCCGAGTACCCCCGCTACGCAAGACAAGGGAACGGGGCGGGATTCCTCTGGACGGTTTCTGAAAAAGACCCCCGATGCTGCTCCTTCTGATGCACCCGCGAAACCAGACACCGCTGCTGCGCCGACTGCGCCGGCAATGGCCGAGGGGGCACCAACTGACGGCAAAGTGGCGACGCCGCCCGTCGTGGCAACCGCCGACGAAGCGCCGCCTTCGTGGACGCCCGAACTCAAGGAAAAGTGGGCGGGCCTTGATCCGGCCCTGAAGGGTGAAATTCACCGCCGCGAGAAGGAAATTGCAGTGGGGCTGCAACGTGCCGCCGAGGTCCGCAAGTTTGGGGACTCGGTAATGCAGGAATTCGCGCCCTACGCCGAGATTTTGTCTCGGGAGGGGGCTACCCCCCAAGCGGCGATGCGGGCGCTTCTGGAGACTTCCTACACCCTGCGCTATGGGTCCAAGGAGCACAAGACGGCGCTGTTCCAAGCGATGGCCAACCAGTACGGCATCGACCTCAACGCCCAAATAGACCCGGAGAAGGCCAACCTGCAACGGGAACTGGACACCCGCAGGCTGGAGGAAGCGCGGCGGGGGTCGGCCCAGCAAGCTACGATTCAGCAGGAGGTGGTGAGCGAGTTGGAGGCGTTCATAAGCTCGCCGGGGCACGAACACTACGCCACGGTGCGGCCGATCATGGCCGGTATGTTGGGCAGCGGGGCTGCAACCACCCTTCAGGAAGCCTATGACCGGGCGTGCTGGGCCGACCCCACGATTCGGGCGGCTATGCAGCTTGCCGACAGTACTAGGCGTGTCGAGAGTCAAGCCAAGAACCGCAACGCTCTGGCCAGCGTCAACGGCGCTCCCGGGGCAGTCACCACCGGGTCTGCGCTTCCAGACGCCAGCAATCTGCGGGGATTCCTCGAAGCGCAGTTCGCCCCCGGCGGCACCAAGCGCGTGTAGAGCGTATGTTGACAGGTGGGCTACTGCGGGGGTAGCCTACCTTCTCATGGGACAGAAGGTCGCCAGCGACCCCATCTAGACTCCCCGCACCCTCATCAGGGCCAGCGTCGTAACAAACGGCGTAGTTTTCATTCCACCTGATAGGGGGCACTCATGGCCTTTGCCAATTCTCAAGTCAGCGACATCATCGCTACGACGATCCAATCGCGTAGCGGGATCATCGCGGACAACGTAACGAAGAACAACGCGCTCCTGCGCCGCCTGCAACAACGGGGAAACAGCAAGCCGTTCTCCGGCGGTAACGTCATCATGCAGGAACTCAGCTTCGCGCAGAACGCGAACGCCGGGTGGTACAGCGGGTACGAGACTCTGCCTGTGGGAGCGCAAGACGTTATCAGCGCCGCCCAGTTCGACATCAAGCAAGCGGCCTGCCCGGTGACGATCTCCGGTCTGGAAATGCTGCAAAACTCCGGCAAGGAGCAGATCATCGACCTGCTCGAAGGTCGCATGACGGTTGCCGAAGACACGATGGCGAACCTTGTTGCTGCGGGTCTGTACGCTGACGGCACTGGTTACGGCGGCAAGGAACTCACCGGCCTGCTCGCCGCAGTTCCGGCGAACCCGGCTACCGGCACCTACGGCGGTATTGATCGTGCCGTGTGGACGTTCTGGGCGTCGCAGCTTTACAAGGGCACGACGACTGGCGGTGCAGCGATCAGCGCATCGAACATCCAGACGTACATGAACCGTATGTGGGCCAAGCAGGTTCGCGGCCAGAATCGGCCTGACCTGATCGTGATGGACAACCTGATGTGGGCGTTTTACATGCAGTCCCTTCAGGCGATCCAGCGTTTCAATTCGCCCGACACCGGCAATCTCGGTTTCCCGTCCATCAAGTTCATGGACGCCGATGTGGTTCTGGACGGCGGCTTGGGCGGCAACATGCCCGCGACGGTGGCGTACTTCCTCAACACGAAGTACATCTTCTTCCGTCCGCACCGTGACCGTAACTTTGTCGCGCTCGACCCGGGCAAGCGGTATTCGATCAATCAAGACGCCGTGACGCAGATTCTCGCGTTCGCCGGTAACTTGACGACCTCGAATTCGTCCCTGCAAGGTCGGCTGGACAACACGTAACCGTCCCCCCCCAACCCTTCTATTCAGGAGAAACAGCTATGGTTGCTGCTCTGACTACCCCAATGGCAGGCGCGGGCCTGTCCCAATTGTGGAAGCCCGATGCCCGGGCCATCAATACCACGGGCGACGGTGACAAGTACGCCCCGTTCACACTCGGCACCCGTGCCGTTACGGCTGACTTGGCGAAGGGACTCGCGCAGTTTGTGCGCGTAGGTTCGGGGCAAATCCCGAACGCCAACGGCACCACGCCTATCGGGGTGACAAACGGCGTGACTGTGGCCGCTGGTACAGGGAATAACTGGTACAACCTGACGGGCTTGACGCCTGTCGCGGGCGACTACCTGTTCCTCGCTGCTGCGGAAGCCACTGCGTAGTAGTCGTACCCCTCGGTCTGGTGGGCCTTCCCCTCGGAGGAGCGGGAGTTCCGCCGATCCGAGGGGTTTTTTCCATCTAAAAACAAAACTACACAAGGCCAACCCAATGTCTCTCGAACAAACGCTTGACGAACACAGTTTCGACAACCGCTTCGCAATGGACGACAAACTGTATGTTGTGTTCTCTGTGAAGGCGATCAAGAACGAAGGAAAAAGTGATCGGGAGGGTCGTCCTATTTTCGACGACGTTCCGCACATTCGCATCCATGTCCCCGGCGACAAGAACAGCATCGCGGAACGTCCGGTGACCGATGAGGACAAGGTGCGTTTCGCTTCTCGGTGGGAGAAGTTTCAGAAGAATATGGAGCAGTCCCCCGAAGGTACACCGTTGGAGATGTGGCCTCAACTTTCCATTTCGCAGGTGTACGAGTTCAAGGCGCTCGGCGTGATGACAGTGGAACAACTCGCTGCGATGAGCGACTCCCATGCTGCGAAATTCATGGGCGGTCACGAAATCCGGCGGCGTGCCGATGTCTTCATCAAGCTCGCCAAAGACACTGCGGAAGCACAGCGTGTTGCGGTGCTGAATGACGAACTGACCACGCGCCTCGCCGCGCAGGATGAGCAACTCCGGCAGATGGCGGCGAAGCTCGAAGCGCTGACAGATGAGCGGCGCGGGCAGAAAGAGAAGGGCAGCATCACCGGGGCCATTGGGAAAGCTCTCATGGGCAACTGATGGGCATAGTCAACCGAATCCAGAACGCATGGACACGGGAACAAGCGTTCAACCCGGGGACACTCGTATTGGTCCCCGGGCCGCTCCGCACCGTCACCAAAGACGGACTGTTCGAGTACGACGGCACCAAGCTGTATTTCACTGTGGGAACGGTTCGCAAGGAAGTAACACTGGTCTAGGAGCGAACAATGGCGTACCCGCAACCGACGATTCTCCAACAATGCCAATCGGCCCTGCGTGAACTTGGTCTTCCGGTAGTAGATACTGTAGCTCAAGCGAGCGACTCCACCGGCCAGCAAATCTTCGGTCTGTGGAACGCTCTCGGGCAAGAACTCTACGAAAAGTATCGGTGGAAGGAACTCGAAAAGCACTTTTCGCTGACCACGGTACAGAACCAAGAGGCGTACCCTCTACCCGCTGACTGGGCCGGTCCCATAGACCAGACAGAGTGGGACCGCACGAACCACTGGTCACTCATCGGGCAGGCCACTCCGCAGCAGTGGCAAACGCTCAAGAGCGGCATCGTCGCGCTCGGCCCACGCCTGCGCTACCGCTACATCAACGATACCGTCGAACTGTTCCCGACCCCGACAGTAACGGGTGGCAATGTGTTTGTCCCCTTCACACTCGACTTCATGTACTACGCGAATGGGTGGGTGGTCGATGAGGACGGGAACACTGCACAGTCCGCAATCTCGGATGCTGCCACGTGTATGTTCAACACCCGCATGATGATCAACGGGATCAAGTTGAAGCTGTGGCAGATCAAGGGATTCGACACTACTGCGTTGCAGAACGACTTTGACATCATGTTCAACCAAGCGATGAGCCGCAATCAGGGCGCTCCTCGGCTATCGCTATCCCCGCGTGTGTCGCCGATTTACATTGGTCCGTGGAACATCAGTGATGGTAACTGGAACACTGGACCGACAGGGCCATGAACCCGTGGCTGAACACTCCCCGTCGTGCCGTCATCAAGACGGCCAGCGTCCCTGCGCCTGTTGGGGGGTTGAACGCTCGGGATAGTGTGGCGGCAATGCCGCCCACGGACGCGATTGTGTTGAAGAACTGGTTTCCGTTCCCCTATGCCTTGACCATGCGGCAAGGGTGGAAAGAACGTGTGGTTGGGATGACCAGTGGCACCAACCCCACCATCGCGGAGTTCAGCCCCATTTCTGGGACGCCGACAGTCATCGCGTTCACCGGAGGGAAGGTGTATGTCATCACCTCCACCGGGCCAGCACCCACTGCCAGCATCACCGGTATGTTGAGCGATTACTGGCAGACCACGATGTTTTGCAACGTGGGCGGTAACTACCTCTACTGCGTGAACGGGGTGGACAGTCCGCGTATATACAACGGCGTGGCGTTCACCACGGTGCTCGAAGACCTGACCCCGCCCCCCGCCGGGTTCGACATTTCCGGTATTGACCCGAAAACGTTTGTTGATGTGGCCGTGCATCAGAGGCGTTTGTGGTTTGTGCAGAAGAACAGCACGCAGGCGTGGTTTCTGCCGGTGGATCAGCTTGGTGGTGTGGCGCAACCGTTCGAGGTCGGTCAGCTATTCAAGTTCGGCGGCTACCTCATGGCGATCTACACGTGGGCTGGCGACTCTGGCGACGGGATGAACGATAAGTTGGTGTTCATTTCCAGCAACGGAGAGGTCGCAGTCTACAGCGGTACTGACCCGGAAGACGCGGCTTCGTGGGGCTTGGAGGGTGTGATCCGTCTGGGCGCTCCCGTGGGCCGTCGCTGCGGTGTGAGCTACGGCGGCGATCTCATTTTGCTCACGGCGAACGGCGCAGAACCATTGTCGAGGGCTTTTCAGAGTACGAAGGTCAACACAGCAGACAACCTCACCGACAAGATTCAACATACGATCAGTTCGTTGATTTCTGAGCACTACGATAAGGTGGGGTGGGAAATGCTGCTTTTTCCCAACGAGAATCAGATTTGGATTGTCGTGCCCATACCTGCGGATCAGGGCGGCGTGACGGTCTACGCAATGAACACGATCACTGGCGCGTGGTGTCAGTTCACGAACATGGACATACAGTCCTCGTGCCTGATCGGCCTCAGTCCGTACTTCATCACCAAAGACGGGCGTATGTGTCAGGCGTGGACTGGGTACTTCGACAACGTGCCGTGGAACGAGACGATTGGTGATCGGATTGAGTTGGAGGTGGTCACGGCGTACAACTACTTCCAGTCGATGGGAATAACGAAACGATGGACGATGGTGCGCCCGATATTTCAGGCGGGGGCGGTCCCCGCGTCTGCGATAAAACTGGAAGTGGACTTCGAGGTGGTCGAGCCTTTGGCACCCAGCGTGATACCCCAACCGTCGGAAGATTACATTTGGGACCAAGCGATTTGGGACGCGGCAAAGTGGGACGTGCGGTACGGGCGTTACCGTCGGTGGCAGAGTGTCGAGGGAATGGGCTACGCGGCGGCAATGCACATGGTAGTGGCGCAGGATGTGGA